CAAACAACAGGGTATCGAAAACATTTCTTTCCCTCGCGGTTGTAATGGTCTAGACAAATACAGAAGTTCTTCTGACCTTTACAAGAAGGGTACACCGATTCAAGTTCGTGGTGCTATTCTGTACAATCATTTCATTTCCAAGATGAAATTGCAGAATAAATATCCATTGATTCAGGAGGGGGAAAAGATCAAGTTTGTATACTTGAAGACTCCGAATCCTATTGGTGAGAACATTATTGCTTATTTTCAAACTCTTCCCACAGAACTGAAACTAGACAAGTACATTGACTACGATCGACAGTTTGAAAAGAGTTTTGTTGAACCATTGAAAAACGTAGTGGAAACCATCGGATGGCAGGTTGAGAGACGTGGGACACTTGAATCTTTCTTTGTTTGATGGTAAAATAATTTTAAAAGGAGTATCTTATGAGTTTTCTAAAATCAGTAATCAAAGAGTTAGACAATGAATACGCTGGAGTTGTTGAAGACGGCGTTGTTGGCGCTGATTGCGATCAGTTTATCGACACTGGTTCTTACATCTTCAATGCCCTATTAAGTGGTAGTATCTATGGTGGACTTCCTGCAAATAAAATCACTGCTCTTGCTGGAGAATCAAGTACAGGTAAAACATTCTTCGCACTTTCAATGGTGCGATATTTTCTGGAACAGAATCCGACTGGTGAAGTAATTTACTTTGAGTCAGAATCTGCTGTTACCAAATCCATGATGAAAGAGAGGAACATCGATACTTCTCGTATTGGTCTGGTCCCTGTAACTACTGTTCAGGAGTTTCGTACTCAATCAATCAAGATTGTTGATGAGTATATGAAAGTCAAAAAAGAAGATCGTCCACCACTGATGTTTGTTCTGGACAGTCTTGGTATGCTTTCCACCACCAAAGAACTGGAGGATGCTACCGCTGGTAAGGAGACCAGGGATATGACTCGTGCTCAGATCACGAAGTCCATCTTCCGACTCCTCACACTCAAGCTAGGGACCGCAGGCATCCCTCTGATCGTCACCAACCACACTTATGACGTGGTGGGGTCCTACGTCCCCATGAAGGAGATGGGAGGGGGTTCTGGACTCAAGTACGCCGCTTCTACGATCATCTATCTGTCCAAGTCCAAGGAGAAGGATGGTACAGATGTTGTTGGTAATATCGTCAAGTGTAGAGCATTCAAGTCTCGCTTTACTAAAGAGAACTCTATGGTGTCAACCCGTTTGTTCTATGATCATCGTGGACTAGATAAGTACTTTGGTTTGCTTGAACTCGGTGAGAAGTATGGTGTCTTCACTAAGTCTGGTGGTCGTTATGAAATAGATGGTACAAAGACTTACGCAAAAACAATTCTAGCAGATCCCGAGAAGTATTTCACTCCAGAGATCATGCAAGCACTTGACGAATGTGCTTCTAAGGAGTATAGTTACGGCTCGTTTGAGGGAGATGAATGATCGATAGAATTGAACACAAGATTCTTTCTAACCTGATCTACAACGAAGATTATTGTCGGAAGGTCATTCCTTTCATTCAAGATAACTACTTCGATGTTTTTTCCGAGAAGATCTTATTCAACGAGATCAACTCGTACATGACTACGTATGGAACTCTTCCGACAAAATCTGTTCTCAGTATTGAAGTTG